TATTGGCTTTATGCAGGCGCAGCAAAGATCTACGCAACTACGATCAATGGTGGCGTTGCTACACATACCAATCTGACTCGGCAGACTATAGGCGTTGATGTTGACTATACAGGTACGCCGAATCAATGGACCAGTTGCCTTCTATCGGGCATCCCGATTCTGAACGCTGGAAATACGATTGATCCCCCACAGCAATGGGATCTGAACATTGCGGACCGTATGACTGTATTGTCGAATTGGCCTGCAAATACGTTCTGCAAGGCGATGCGGTCGTTCAAGAACTTCCTTGTAGCTCTGAACGTGACAAAGTCAGGTACTCAATTCCGTCACATGGTGAAATGGTCAACGCCTGCTGTGCCTGGCGCGGTTCCATCGACATGGGACCCATCTGACCCTACGCAGGACGCAGGCGAAAATGATCTAGCCTCTAGCCCGGGTGAGATTATCGACGGTCTGCAATTGCGCGACTCCTTCATGATATATAAGGAAGATGCAATCTGGCGCATGAATTATATCGGTGGCGTTGCTGTGATGAGTTTCCAGCAAGTTGCCGGCACATCGGGCGCATTGAATCGCAATTGCATCGTGGAGAATGACACCTATCACTTCGTCCTGACCGGTTCAGATGTAATCATTCATGATGGGCAAAACGTCACTTCAATCCTAGATAAGCAGTCGCGTCGTGCTTTGTTCCAAAGCTTCGATGCCAGTGCAATCGATCGAGCATTCGTCTTCAAAAATCCATTCCTGAACGAGATTTGGGTTTGCTATCCGGAGGCTGGTAACAGCATTCCAAATAAGGCTTTGGTCTGGAACTATCGGGATCGCACGGTTTCTTATCGTGACATCCCGTCGATCCATCATGCTAACTTTGGCGCTGTGGATAGTTCTCTCGGTGATACATGGGACTCCGATGGTGACCCTTGGAATTCCGATTTGACGGCCTGGAATGGTCCAGATTTCACACCGAATACGACTCGGGTGTTGATGGCGTCGAACAATCAGAAGCTATATCTACTAGATACATCTGCGAGTTTTGATGGTGTCAAACCTTTCTGGTTCATGGAACGTGTTGGATTGGATTTCGGCAATCCAGAAGTCAGGAAATTCGTGAGCGGTATTCGTCTGCGTGTTTCTGGCGCTGATGGCGATACGGTGATGGTTAAGGTTGGTCAATCTGACGATCCATATGAAGACCCGACCTATAACACGGCTGTTGAACATGTCATTGGTACTACATTGGCATGCGACACATTCGTATCTGGCAGATATATTGCAGTTAGGATTGAGAGCGGAAGCGCATATTTCGCACGTGTTGACTCTTTTGACATCAATGTTGATGAGGAAGGAGAATTTTAATGCGCACTCCTACAATTGGAAGCGTACAATTCTCTGTGGGAAATCCTGGTGAAATCAGGACACTAGAAGATGCAACACGATATATTGCAGATCTTGAAAGCCGGGTCGCGGCTGCGCTTAGTTTGCTGGCGGCGGGGCATGATGAAGTGATTTATGCGCCTCCTACCAAGCCGAGGGATGGTGATCGACGCTATGCAGATGGAACGTTGTGGAATCCTGGCTCTGGTCGTGGTCTTTATCGGTATGACTCTGTAGCAGTTGCTTGGATTTTCTTAGGTTGAGTTGGCATTAATACGCCGTGAGGCGTTAGGAGAATAAGATGGGATTTTTGAGCAGCCTTCTGCCTGTAGCTGGAGCTGTTGTGGGCAATATCGTTGCGCCTGGCATCGGTGGTGCTATTGGTGGCGCTCTTGGTAGCGCATTGGGCGGCTCAGGAACTAAGCAATCAGGTACGCAGACCACTACACAGCAACAGCAAATTGACCCCCGATTTGCCTCGATTCTCTATGGCTCGAATGGTGATAATGGTTTTCTGAGCCAAGTTGCTGCCCAAGCAAATCAACCTCAGTCTTCAGGCCAAATCGCGTTCGGCAATGGCATCAATGACTATCTGCGCAACTATGGCACAGACTCGTTCAATCGCGCTCAGCAAGCGGCACAAGGTCTACAGGATATCCAGCGTCAGGCGCCTCAAATTGGATGGTCTGGCGATGCAGGCAATGTGAACGCGGCTCAAATTAACTCTCCTAGCCAAAACAGCCTAGATTTGAAGAATGCCTACCAGAACTTCATTTATGGCAATGCCGGTGCAAATCCTTACCTGAATAGTGCGCTTCAATCAGGCATCAACCAGTCGAACCAGGCGTTCCAAACCAATGTTGGCGATATCACGAATGCCCTGCAACGTCAGGTATTGCCTGGATTGCGTAGCAATTCCATCGCGGCGGGTCAGTTTGGTAGCTCTCGCCAAGGTATCGCCGAAGGTCTAGCTCTGTCTGACTACACGAAACAACTTGCCAATGCTGCGAATCAGCAAGGCTTGGCGAATATCTCGGCGACGACTGGTGCTCAGTCCAATGCGTTCAACCAGGGGCAAGATCGCGCACTGAATGCGCTGAACACTCTGAGCGGTCAGCAATATGGAACGTCCAATTTGAACGCACAACTGGCTCAACAGGCTGCTCTGGCGAACCAGCAAAATGCTCAGCAGAATGCGAACCGAAATCTGACTCGCGATACATCCAATGCGCAATTGATCAATCAGACGAATGCCCAAAATGACGCACGCAATATTGCAGGTGTTGGCTTGAGCGGTAATCTGCTGAATCAGGCAAACGCCTATGCGAATCAAAACAATAGTGCTGCGTTGAACCGGTTAGGACAAGTCGGCGGCATCCTGAGTCCATTTACGAATGTGAATCAGACTAGCACTAGCAGCCAACCTCTGTATTCCAATCCGACCGCTAATGCTCTTGGTACTGCTGGTACTGCATTGGGCTTGTATAACCAATTCAAGGGCATTGGCGGCGGAGGTTCGTCTGGCGGCCTGTTTGACCTATTTGGCTCTGGCTCTGGTGGTTCTCTCGGTAGCAGCTTGATCTTCTAAGGATTCAATATGGCACTTTTCGACTCTTTGCTAAACCTGACGCCTGATCAGAATCAAGGGCTGCTGGCCGCCGCTGCACAATTACTGCAAGCTGGTGGTCCTTCACTTCGTCCTACTAGTTTCGGCCAAGCATTGGGCGGTGGGCTACAGGCTTTCCAGCAAGGTATTTCAGATGCTGAGCAACGTCGTGCTCAACTGCAGAACCAAGCATTGAATGCAAAACTGCTTGGGCTGAATATTCAGGACAAAGAATCTGATATTCAGAACCAAGCAACGAATCGCCAACGTGCGAAAGCTTTGCAGGACTTCTATCTGAATCGTTCTCAGCCAACTAATCCTGCTACACAAGTTCCGGCAGGTCAGACTGCCGATCTCGCTCCTACAGTCGCGAATGCTAATGCTTTGCCTAGCCCTGCTTCGCCTGCTATTGGCGGTGTTGGTACGCAAGATTTGTTCCGTCAGAATCTTCAAGAGGCACAAGCGTTGCGTGCCGCTGGCTTCGGGCCAGAAGCAGATGCTCGCGAGGCTGCTGCACTGAAATTCCAGCCAAAGATTAAGGACTGGCAGAAGGTGAATGTTGGTGGGCGAGTTCTGTTTGCTCCATTCTTTGAAGATGGTACTAGCGGCGCACCAGTTCCTTTAGATGTGGCCGAGAAGCTACAACAGGTTGATACTGGTGGTGCACAACAGCTAGTGAATCCTTTCACTGGTCAAGTTGTTACATCGACCACTAAAAGCGCTACGCCTGGCGAAAGACTTACTGCAAGCACGGCTGCGAATCGCCTCGCATTTGATATTGGTCAGGCTAACCGCCCAGCCTTCAATGCTGAAGCTGGCGGCTATATCCTGCCTGTTAATAAGGCTAATCCGCAAGGTGGATTGATCAATATTCCGGGTGTTCAAGGCAAGGCGCCAACCGAATTCCAAGGTAAGTCTGCCGCATTTGGTTTGCGTGCTGATGAGGCAAATAAAACACTGAATAATCTTCAAGGGGCTTATAGCCCTTCAGCTATCAACAGTAAATTGGCTGTTGAAGGAACGCCATTGGTTGGTGGAATTCTTGGCGCTGCAACCAATAAGGCATTATCAGAAAATGATCAGCGCGCTGAGCAAGCGCAGCGAGATTTTGTGAATGCGATCTTGCGTCAAGAATCCGGTGCCGCGATCGGTGCGCAAGAGTTTGATAACGCACGTAAGCAGTATTTCCCTCAGCCTGGAGATAGCCAGCCTGTTATCGATCAGAAACAGCGTAACCGGCAATTAGCAGTTCAGGCGCTCCAAGCTAATGCTGGAAAAGCTAAGCTAACTGCTCCTTCTACTAGTGGATGGTCAATCACGAAAGTAGGTGAATAATGCCAACATATCGCATTCAAGATCCGAATGGCCAAAGCTATGATGTGACTGCACCTGAAGGCGCAACACAGGATGAAGTTCTGGCATTCGCTCAGAAGTCTTTCAAGATGGCGGCCGCGCCTAAGCAGGCTGCGCCATCGAAGCCTTTTGGTCAGCAACTCAATGAGTTCGTTGCAGATGTGCCGCGTCAAGTAGGTCTTACTGCTCGCTATGGCCTTGAGGGTGTTGGCGGCGTTTTGGATACACTGGCCTCTCCTATTCGAGCAGGACTGAATTCGCTTGGGGCGAATATCCAAGGCAATTCTGGCGAAGCATTGGCAAATACTATTGGTCTGCCACGGCCTCAGAATTCTAGCGAGCGAATCATTGGTGATGCTACACGATTAGTAGCAGGCGGAGCCATTCCAATTGCTGCTGGTGCTGGCTTGGCGGCACGTGGCACAGGAACCATAGCTAATGTAGGCCGTGCTTTGGCTGCTAATCCGGCTCAGCAATTGGCAAGTGCTGGCGCTGCTGGTGCTGCTGGGGGCTATACACGCGAAACTGGCGGCAATGATACATCTCAGCTTCTGGCGTCCTTGGCTGCTGGTGTGGGGACGCCATTTGCATTGGCTGGTGCAAATCGCGCCGTAAATGCCGTTCGCAATGCTGCTGTTCCTCGCGCTGTCCCAGCAACTCAGATCGATGTCAAGATTAACAATGCGCTTGGTGATAGTGGTCTGAATCTTTCCGATCTGCCTGGAGATGTAGCGCAAAGTATTCGCAATGATGTCGGTCAAGCACTTCAGATAAGCCCTAATCTGGCTGATGATGCTGTGCGTCGTCTGACTGACTATCGTTTGACTGGCCTGACTCCTACACGTGCAAGCTTGACGCTGAATCCTTCTGACATCACCCGACAGAAGAACCTCGCAAAGCTTGGCGCAAATAGTTCGGATGCTGCTGCTCAGCAATTGGCAGAAGTCCAGAATACAAATAACAAAGCATTGACGCAGAATCTGAATGATCTTGGCGCAGCACAGGCGACAGATCAAGTCGATGCTGCTCAGCGTATTATGGGCGCACTCTCGGCACGTAATCAACAGGCAAAGAGTGCGATCGATACTGCTTATCAAGCGGCCCGTGATACGAATGGGCGTGCGGCGGCACTAGATCCGTCCGTGTTCACTCGGCAAGCCAATGATGCACTTGATGAAGCTCTGCTAGGCGGCAAACTTCCGAGCGATGTGCGCAATCTTCTGAATGGGACTGCGCAAGGCAAAATCCCGCTGACTGTTGACGTTGCTGAGCAGTTCAAGACTCGCCTTGGCGATCTTCAGCGAGCATCGAATGACGCTGCTGAGCGTAAAGCAATCGGCTTGGTTCGCAATGCACTTGACAACACTCCGCTATTGCCTGGTCAGCAAATCGGTCAAGAATCGATCGACGCTTTCAATACAGCTCGTCAACTCAATAAGCAGTGGGCGCAAACTGTTGAGCGCACTCCTGCTTTGCAAGCAATCCGTGACGGTATCGAACCAGATAAATTCGTGAAGGACTACATCACAGGCAGCGGACCAAAGACGAACATCATGGATTTGGCGCAATTGAAGAATGCTATCCGGGATAATCCTGATGCGCTTCAGTCGATCAAAGATCAGATCACGGCTTATCTGAAGACTCGCGCAACGAACGGTGCAGCGGATGAAGTGGCCAATTTCAGCCAATCGGCCTATAACAAGGCGCTTACCGGCATTGGTGATAGCAAGCTGAAATTGTTCTTCCAACCTGATGAAATTGCACGGTTGAAAGCTATTGGCCGTGTTGCTAGTTATGAACAGGTGCAACCTGCAGGCTCAGCGGTAAACAATTCGAATACTGCTGGCGGGATCGGTGGGATTCTGGAGCGCATCGGCGCTAGCCCATTGTTGGGCAAGATTCCGCTTGGTCGTGCGGCGATTGGTGAGCCGTTGCAGAACATCGTCATCAGCCAACAAGCAGGGCGTGCTTTGAACGCTCCTAATGCGCTGATTGGCCTGCCTGGCGGTCCTGTATCTCAATTGACAGCACCACGCGCTAGTGTAGCTCTGTCTCCTGCTGCATTGCTTGGCATTGAGACTGATGACCAACGACGTCGCAGAGCATTAGGCTTGCCGTGACCAATACCAAGTGTTGAAAAGATAAGCAATGAAATAGCCTATCAAAATCGGATCATGTATCATTTGTTGGAAATCAGAAATTGATTTCCTTATTCTAACTGTAAAAGGGAAATGAAATGAAGAAACTGAACATGGCTACTGGCACTGGTGGTGGTAAGCAGCGTCCTACTGAGCAAAAAGCAGTGCAACCAAAGCCGAAAAAGAAATGAACTTGTTGCGCTTCCGTGTGCTATTTGCGCTAGTCGTTTGGCTAGCGTGGTATGTACATGCAGATGTAACGGCAACGCTTCCTAACACCCCTGAAGCAATGTTGCTATTTCACGGAAGCGCAGCAACTGTCGATCTTTTTCTAGTGTACAGCGCACCTCGATTCCTTGAGGCAAAACTGTGCGACGACATGCAGACCCTATGTCTTGTCTCTATTGTCGGTAATGCCCTAGGATGGGCGTTTTACCTGGCCTACCTCCCGCCAGTGTTTTTTAACACTACGATGGAGATTTTGGGCTATGTGCAATTGGCTAGACTATTTATGGTTGACCGCCATGATGCTAACGATCTGGGGTGTGATCTGGTTCGCCGTCCTCGTTTCATGGGCGCGTAATTTAATCCTTAAGAGACGAATCAATGAGCGATCAAGAAAACGTCAAAGCAGCAGTCGAAACGACGCTTAGTAACCCCAAAGTGTCTAGCATCATTGCTGCGATTACAGGCACTTCAGGTGCCGCGGGACTGATGAGTGACATTCATTTCATTCTGAGCAGTATTTCGCTCGCTATCGGATGCCTTGTAGGTCTATATACGTTGTATATCTTGCATATCAAGGCGCAGATTTACAAGCGAATGCGAGAGGATAAAGAGAGCTTAAAGGACTAACATGATTACTTCTTTTTATGATTGCTTTGTATATTTATTGGAAAACAATGGCGTCTAGCCCTTACTTCCATGAAGCCGTTTTATAGCCTCATTAAGTGGATTTCCGCGAAGGAATACGGCTTTGTACAAAGCTCCGTATCGAATTCCTTCTGCTTCGCATATCTCGGCAATCGTCATCAATCTTCCATCCCATTCCATGCGAATGGTGTTGGATCGATTCCTCACTTGCTCTTTTGCAGTGGCCCAGCGGCAGTTACCAGGCTCATAATTTCCATCGTTGTTTATCCGATCAATGGAATGCCCCGGTGGACAGGCTCCCATATCCAAAAAGAAATTCTCAAAACTATCTTTCCATCGGTCGCATATGGAAATTCCTCTAGCACCATAGATAGAATATTTATCATTTTTAGGATCGCAACATCTTTTCTTTGCTCCAGACCAAGATTGATATTCTCTTGTTGTTTTCCTTCCTACAGAATGACCGTGCTTTTTAGAGCTCTTTCCAAGTCGCTCGCGCTTAAAACAGCCGCAACTTATTTGTTTGCCGGAAGTAAGCGAATAGGCAACTACTATGGACTGCCTTCCACAATCGCATTGGCAAATCCATCGAGTGCGCATCTTATTTGTTTCCGCAATTTCTTTGACTACGAGTCGGCCAAAGCGGAGGCCAGTTAGGTTTTGTGTTTTCATGAAAAAATTATAGCACACATCGTGTTTGTTTTATATTTCCCATAAAAGGCATAGTCATGAGATTGACAGAACATTTCAGTCTGGAAGAATTCACGGATTCGCAAATCGCTATCAGACGCCGACTGGACAATACGCCAGCGCCGCAGGTAATCGAAAACCTCAAGCGTGTTGCAGAAATGCTAGAGCAAGTGCGAGAACTAGTAAAACGCCCAATCGTCATTTCCAGCGGCTACCGTTCTCCGGCTTTAAATGTGGCTGTAGGCGGCGCAGCCAAGAGTGCACATGTCAATGGTCTGGCTGCTGATATTAACGCTGTGGGCCTCTCTGCGCATGATCTGGCTCAGATGATTGCGGCAAGCACGATCTTGTTCGACCAACTCATTTTCGAAGGAACATGGGTGCATGTCGGACTGTCGGAGAAAGTCCCGCGCCGCCAAGTATCGACTGCACATTTCGGATCGTCTGGAACCACTTACGTAGCGGGGATTGCATAATGGACTGGAAATCTCTTGTTAGCACAGTAGCTCCATGGCTCGGTACAGCTTTAGGAGGTCCTTTAGGCGGGATGGCTGTATCGGCAATTGGTGATGCATTTGGCCTGTCCGAAAAGACCGAGGCGACCATCAAGGCGGCCCTTTCTGGCGCCACGCCAGAGCAGATGCTAGCGCTGAAGACTGCTGACCAGACATTTGCACTTAGGATGCAGGAACTTGGCTTTGCCAATGAGCAGAAACTGGCCGAACTAGCGATGCAGGACCGCGACAGCGCACGCAAGCGTGAGGCTTCGGTTCAGGACTGGACGCCGCGTGTACTGGCCTATCTGATCGTGGTGGCCTTTATCTCGGTGACTGTGGCCGTGCTGGGTGGCTGGGGAAAGGTAGATTCCGTCATGGCAGGTACACTCATTGGTTACATCTCTGCGAAATGTGAGCAAGTAGTCGCCTATTATTTCGGTAGTTCCAGTGGTAGTGATCGAAAAACAGCGATCATCGCCGAAGCTCAGAAGAAATAAAAAAAGCCCGCAGAAAGCGGGCTTTCTCTTATGCGATGACGATCAAGGATTGGAAATTGCCTTGATACCCTGCCAGATCACGCAGCCGTCATTGATGCTATCTACATATTGGACAGAACCAATTTGATAGAAAAGCTGGGTGGATGGGCTAAAGCAACGTGTTTCGACTGGAGCTTCTGCGCCAACGTATTCAGTAGTCGAGCCAATCTGCAGAAACAGGCCAGTAGAACTAGCCATGGAAACGAACTTGCCCCAGATCAGACCGGAAGAGTTGTCCACGTAAGCACGCGAAGTGAACACGGTTGTGCCGGTGTTATCGACAGTCGCTTTGGTCACAGTGATGCCGTTGGTAACCTTCTTCACGCGTACGGCATTCTCAACAGAGAAGTTAGTACCGTTGATATCGGTGAAATTCTGAGACAGAGTAGCGGCTTGAGAAACGCCAAAAGTCGCCATCATAGTCAGTGCTGCAAATACTGCAAAAATTGCCTTCTTCATTTGTAAAGCTCCCTAGTTTTAACCTGGAACCGCCAGGACGGTATTACTAAAACACAATTCCTTACTCTTTGTCTAGCATCGCCTGTATGCTGGCCAGCTTCTCTTCAGCGGCGAAACAGCGAGTCTTCCATTCCTTGATTTCTGCACTATCGCTGTCGGATACCAATTGCCTGAAGTTGTCGGCGGATCGAACTGCTTCAAGACGGGCCTGGGTCAGCTTGGCGTCGAAGAATGCGACCAGCGCCGCTGTTTTCCCCTCTTCGTCAGTATCGCCAGCATCCCTGTAGGCGTAGCCGATATTATCCACAAGCTGGATGAATTCAGGGTCATTTGCGACGCTTGGCTGTACGCACTCCGGAATGGCAACGGTTCGCATGTCGCCGTCGTAGAAGCACAGGCCGTCATCTGGCCGAATATCTTCCGGCTTACAGAACATCAGCTTTCCTTCCCGCTCTATGACCTTGTGGCCTTCATAGCCAGGCGGTGGCAACAGGCGCGCTAGGAATTCTTCAACGGTCGGTACGGCTGGCGCTTCCTCTGCTTGTGGTGCAGCGGCGATATCGCGGCCAGGGAATTTCTCGGCCCAGTAAGCGTCACGCAGCGGGTCAAAGCCTTTAATGAAGCTCACGATGATGCGCTCGGCTGGATCTTCATCGCAGATGTCGTTCATGCGGTCGATGTGGCGCATCACCAATGCGGTGACACCTTCGCGGAACGTGGCCTCGTATTCCGGTACTGCGCTTGCCTTCGGTGCACGGCGGTTCCATGCACGAGCAGCATATTGTGAGCTGCCTTGATAGACTTTTCCATTTGTGCAGCCGCATTCTGGATTCATGCACTGTGCCCAGAAATCTACGCCGTATTGAGTTTGCATAGCTGCTTCGCTACCACAAAACGGGCAAGGCTCCAGCGCGTCAGCGGGTTTAGTCGTATCGTTCATTCAGTCGGCTCCTTTATTTATTGAACATTGCCTTTAGCTGCAGCCACTTCTGCTTCAAGAGCAGCGAGTTTGCTCAAAGCATCTTGCAGGCAAAACCCAGCATAATCATCGCCCCAGATGAAATGATATTTCCCATCTGGGCCGGTAAGACGAAGAATGATCTTGTCTTTCTTTGAGGGTTTCTTCGGGTCAGTCATCTCTCTCTCCGAGTGGGGTGGGGGCGGCCTAGTACAGGTCTTCGCTAAACAGAACGGTCGGGAACGTGTCACCGTACCGCGCGAGCTGGCCTGATTCCTTGGCGACAATCGCCGCCTCTTGCCGGTCCATGAAGACGCCGAACTGGTCGATGAAGCCTTGCACCTCGCCGCGCTCTTTGCGCAGCGCCGGGATATCGTGGCCGCGCATGTTGAACTGCATGACCGGGCAGAAGTGGCGCACGCCGACGAACACCAGGTCACCGTATTTGTTCGCCGCACAGACCACCGAGCGCGCCGGACGATCTTGATATCGCTCAGCCATTCGCTCCCCCTTCAGAGGACATGGCAGCGCGGTCCAAGCGTTCGATTTCAGCGAGGATAAGGGCGCCAGCTTTCACAAGGTTGCGGCGCTCGGTGGTAGGTTTCCACCAGTAGTCAGGCCACGGCCACATCTGGGGAATTGATGCCTGAGGCGCAGTGTCGGACGCGATTGTGTAGCAAGCCGCAGCCAAAGACAGTTCATCGTTCTGGTACTGGTCGTCATGCGCTGGCGTCCAACCTTCCGCTTCCATCTGGCGCTTGCGCTCGGCCAACACATCCTGCGATGCTTGGTTCTCCGCCTGTACGGCTGCTGTCTGTGCTGCGGCAGCGGAAAGGACAGCACGTGCCTGCCACCCTTCCCATGCTTGCTTAGTCCAGAGAGCTTCCCAGTTCACGCTCGCATACGAAGGCATGTTGCAAGCGATGCGTGCCCACGCTTCAAACGCTGGGCGCTCTTGATCTTCGTTCATCACCACAGCAGAGCCTGCGGCAATATTGCCGATGCAAGCGGCTAGAGCGTCGTCTACAGCAGCGGTGGCCTTGGCAAGCTCGGATTCATCGCCAACAGATACCTCGGAGCTTGCAACGTCAAGCAACCAACTAGACGCCTTGCGCAAGTCGTTGACCCTGCCGCTTGGGTCGTAAATGTTCCAGCTAGCCTCGACGCTATCTTGTGCAGCAGAGCCTGCGGAAGAGGTGCGTTCGATCATCGCGATTGCTTCGTTGATGTCGGCAACGTCCTTGTCCACCTGCTTGTGCTCGGCTTCGCGGTAGCCCTTCATTTCTTCATGGAAGCGCTGGGCGACCTCGTGCGCGGCGTCGCGGCCAATCTCCAGCGCATCCTTCAGTTTCTGCAATTCTTGTGCATTCATGATTATTCCTGGTGGGTGTGGGCGGTTAGATTTGAACAGCGTCGGGCGCGCAAAAGTCTTGTATTTCCAATGCCGCTTTCTGAAACTTCATCTTCATCGCCGGCTCGTATTGAATGCGACGTTTGAACTGCTCGAATCCTGCCAGCCGCGCACTGATTTCGTCACCAGCCGCCACCTCTTCATAGTCAAATACCCGCGGCTTGTGTTTAGGGATGAAGACCCAATCTTTCACTCTTATTTCTACGAGCCAAATAGTTTCATCGTTGCTCATGTGTCCTTCCTTTATCCGCCTCTGTGTGGGAGGCGGGGTGGTTATGCGTAATCGTGTGGGCTGCGCTTGATGAAGACCACAGGCAGTTGCCGCGCCGTGCAGCCTTCCGGCATCAAGTGGTCAACGATCTGGCGATTAATGTTGCATTGCGGCGAAGTGCCCTTGTACATGAGGATTTCATCGCTTGGTGTGACGCACCACCAATAGTTCTTGTAGACCTCGCAAAAGCCACTCGGCGGCTCGATGGCATCTGAAACCGGGATGCGCTTGTACTTGTCGGTCAGTTCGCGGCTCATGGCTTTACTCCAGTTGCGAATTCAAAAAGGTCGCCAGTCATGGTATCGGGCGATGGCGGGATAGGCTGGCCGACTTCCACAAACTCTGTGCAGCAAGGCTGGCCGTCGTGCGCGAATACCCATGCTTTCGGGTATTGAGGATCGCCAATGTTGTAGGCCATGCTGAGAGCGATGATGTCGCACTTCTCATCGTCGTCACATTCTTCGATTGGTTTGCCCTCGCTCATGGCTTTGTCTCGCGCGCATGAGCCGCACCATGCGTCGGTGAAAACAAGGCCCTCAGTTCCGTTACATGGCTGGTATGGTTTCCCAGCCTGACTGGCTGCAAAATCTGCATGTTGCTCGCCATAGATCCGGATAATAGTTGGCTTCACGACGGCTCCTTCGCTGCACTCATGGCAATAGCGGTGCGTTCTACTTCGACGGCCAGTTCAACGGCTCTCATGATCGTGCAGCGATAGCAGCCGCCAAAGTCATCCGGCGCGAAACGCGCCTCGGAGCCTGGGTTTGCATCATCACAGCCGGTTTGGTCATGGTATGGAGCGACATTGTCGATAAATTCCAGAGCTTTATTCATGGCTGTTGCCTTCCATTTGAGGGATGATAGCGGCCACCAATTGAGCGCCAACAGGCACTCCATCGCAGAACATGCGCCGGATAGAACTCGCGTGCTGGCTGACCAGTAATTTCAGCAGCTTCTCCTGCTCGCTCGGCTCTGCCGGTACTGCTTCTTGCTGGGGCTGGGATGGGGCGGTAGGAAGAGGCTGCCAGCCTGCTACACGGTCAAACGATGCGATGTACTGCCCCTTGCAACTGTCGGCGAAAGTGCAGAGCTGGAAATATTCGCGTCGGTGATTCAGACGACCAATGCGGGTTACGCCATCCACCAAAATCCGCACTTCCTCGTAAGGCTCCGGCATCGCCGTATCGAGGCCAATCCATTTTTCAGTGCCGTACAATTCCGCCACGCTAGCCTGTCGCTGGGCCTCGGCGCACGCCTTGATAGCCTCGCGCACCTCGCGCACCAGCGAACGGCGATGCTTCGGGTTGTTGCCGCCATCAGCAAGCGATTCCAGTGTGTATTTAAACGCCTGACTGTGTATCAGTTCGTTGAACGTCATCGACGGCAAGGTGCGATCTTCTAGCACTTTGGCGCGCATCTCTGCTACCTGCTCTTGCGTCACTGCTGCTCGCTGTCCGTCCTGGGGCTGGGATGGGGTGGCAGCTTCACGATCCGATATGAAATCGATGATCCCGTATGCGATAGACGCGCAATGTGCACCTTTGATTCGTGGATAGCGGTCAAAGATAATTTTTGTGATTGAGCCATAAATTTCTTCGTGCAATTTCACGTTCAGTTTTGGATCAAGCATCTTTGCCACCTTCAGCGATGTTTTTCGAGATCCCTGGCACGCTGTATTGGGTGTCGATGGCGGCTTGCCAGATTTCCCAAGCGCTCTGGGTATTTGCAGAAGGGTATGCTTTTTGATTCCCCTTCATGTCCACGCAATAGCCGTTGGATTTTGCCCACGCCTCGAATTGCTTGTGCTTGCCGTCCATGATTGGCACTGCTGCTCGCTGTCCGTATGCGCGGAGAGCGGCGCGAAGGTCAACAACCTCAGCAAGGACGCATGCAACCATTTCATCCTTTGATGGGCAGAGTGGCAAGCGCTCCTGCCAAGTCTTCACCACTGGCAGTTCTCCGGCTGCTTGCTGGCTCTGCGCGATTTCACCAGCTTTCACTCGGCCCATTTCTTCTGCAGCATCCTGCATTGCGCAGAAAGCCTCCAAAGCTTGCTCAGGATCGCCTTTGAAGTAGTCCCAGTATTCCACTTTCGCAAACTCGCGGATCAGTGCGATTGCTTCGGCTGCCTTGTCGCTGTATTTGTCGAAGCTCATTTCTTTGCCTCCTTAGCGAAACGCGTTTTCCACCAAATAGCTTTTTGCACAGCAGATACACTCAAACCGCAATGCTTTGCAATCTCTTCCATCGTTGCGAAAGGATTGTTGCGAAGGTATTTTTCACCTTTCTCGTTTGCTTTTGTTGGCTTACCAGCCATTTCGTTCTCCCTGTTGAGTAAGTAAAAACATGGTAAATCATGCGCGCAAAGATTGCAAGTAAAAAAGCCGATATTTCTACCGGCTTTTGTGGTTACTTCTTAGACATGAACAATCGAACCTTTGCTTCGACTTCTGCTAGGAAGTTGAGAACTTTGTCTTCAAGTTCATCAATGTACTTCTGATCACGTTCGATCCGTTGGCGATAGAGTTGTAGATGCTGCCCATCTCCAAGCATGCGCGGATCATAAGAGCAGAAGTCGATCCATTCCAGATCAAGAATCCACATCTGTCCGTAGACTTGGGCCTGATGATGCTCAGGCATGCCGCTTTCCCATGTTGCAAGATGAACTGCACTGTTAAATGGGCACTTAATTTCGATGCCGCCAGAAGCACCCACCAGGCCATCAGAGGATGCGCCGACCCATGCGTGCGTCTTGTGTTTTACGAAGCCAATTTCGCGCACCAGAGAGCCGGTTGTTCGTTCGTAAGCGGCACGCGCATAAGGTTCTGAGTCTGTACCCCATTGCATTGCGTAGCTGCTGGCCGAAAATATAGCCTCTCCTGTGATCTGCTCGACTACTAATTCCATTAGGTAATCATCGCGCGCCTTGAGCGGCTTGCCATCCTTTTTTGATACAGCAAGGATATCGCAGAAGCGAGATGCAGTAGCATGACCTGCGCGTGCACGCAGCCAATCATCAGAGCCTTGGTTAGATGCACGCTCAAGCATTGACGTCACCTTGTCCTTTTTTGTCGGCTGCATCGGCACGCTGTTTCAGCATCTTCATGCTTGGAATAAGCGCAGATCGCTGTTCTTCGGTGATGGCTCCCCATGCAGTTTCCAGGTTAGCCAAGCCTGTATCTGCGACTTCTTCAAGGTGGGCTAGGATATCAGCGTGTTCGGCCGTAAATTCAACCGTGGTTGCTTCGGCGATGTCCGCAGCAGTTCGACGTGTCTGTCGAACTGGCGCTGGATTCACTTCGATGATTCGTTCGGCTTCGTCCAGATCAAAGATACCGACATAACCGAAAGCTAATCGCGCGCACTGAATCATGGCCTTATGGCGGAGCATGCGCTTAGGGTGGCTCTGCCACGGCTTCACGGCGCGCTTGCACTCGCTCATGTACTCTGTCACACGAACAGGATGCGAGCGGTCTTTGCGGTACATGATGCAGGTGCATGATTCGTCATCCTGCTCAAAATCCATACCGTCGAACTGGGGATGGGAGTTGATGATTCGTGACCAACCATCGACGCCGACTACGGGAACGATGCCGTTGTTTTGGTCTGGGAAAGCGTAAATCTCCTTCGTCCAGGGATTAAGTCCATACTGCTGGGCGACGATCAACAAAGCCGACATCTGCGCATCACTGACATTGCCTTTAAATGCGGTGGATTTCAGAACGACCGTTAGGTCATCTGACTCAGGAATGCCGAATTGTTCTGCGAGCTGGTTGACTTGCTTTACTACGAGAGCGTTGCTCATTTGATGCCTTTCTGCTGCGACTATGGCAGCGTTAGGGTTGGGGATTGGATTGTACAACTATTCTTGATGATGCTGGCGCTTACGGGCTTCATCGATTGGAAGAATCTGTATCATTCTCCTTCCTCCGAACGAAGAAGCATCGTAGGGGAAGGCTTCCATGTTGGAGCCTGCATGAACCCATTTTCGGCAGATTGCCTCTGTTTCTCTGGATAGAACTCAATTGCTGTTTCCAGCACTTTCAGCCAAACAGTTTTGCTCACGATCACATTGTTGTCGATGTCTTTCTTTACTTGCTGTAGTTCAGTGAGAGTCATTGCTTTTCCTTTCGAGTTCCTTCCCAGTCGCAGGTTATTCCGCCTCGTTCAAGACCAACCAGGATCGCACACCGAGTTCCATCAGTGGTAGTAATCATCCTTACAGATGCTGAATAACCGTCAGTAGTTACTTGCACTGTATGCTGACCAAGTTGCTCAGCCTTTCGCTCATCACAAGCAGCAAGTAAAATGGCCGCCGCTAATACAACAATACTTTTCATTCTTTTCTCCAGAGAATAGGCAAGACAAGAGGGTTTGATATCCCGCTCTCTAGCCATGTAAGTCAAAGACTACTCGCTTACACTACTACTGCCATAAGCTAACGTTTCTTCTTCCAGGCGCCTTATCGCGGCCAACGTACCATCAACCCATTTGCCTGTTCGTGCGAGTCACCGTTAAATGCTCGCTGCGCCGTCTTGCCAGTAAGCGCATGCCATTCCTTCCACGCGGGTAGCACTAAGTCCCCTGTCTATCGTGTGGAGCACGATCTATGCGATGCGTAGAAAGCAAAAAAGGTCTTGATTCTCTGCTTTCCTAGTGACGGCTAGTTGGGATTTAACCCTAGAAAGAAGAGAATCAAGACCTCTGATTCGCTGCTGAACATCTACGCCGTCACATAGATGGGACAGATTATGCAGTACGGCAAACTTGACTGCAAGCACTTTGTTGCTAACCATGCAGAAGTCTATCGGCTTCGCAAAAAATTTCATGCGAGTTCGGATCGAACCTCAGATTAGTCAGCGAAAACGCCATCTGAGCTTCTGGCCCGAACTGTTCTTGATACTCGTTCCATGCGAACCAGCGTGCGAGGCAAAGGGCTTCATACCAAGTCGCTTCTGATTCCTCGGCTACGCGATCCTGGCGCTCTTGAATCACGCCCATGCCATCACTGCCCAGCCAGCTACAGAGCCAGCAACGATCAGCATGATGAGCCAGATGCTGGCCGGGATGCTGCGTTTCGTGGGGATTTTTTTGTTCATCTTCTTCTCCGTTAGTTGCAACGCAGGATGCGCTGCTGATGGATGAATCATAGCCCAAAGAAATCTTCGTGTCAACCGATCTACGTCAACAAAAATAACTTGCACAAGTTATCTATATGGGCAATAATCTAGCCATCGATAAGGAGAACTAGATGAGCAAGCCAGTAGACATCCAAGAGGAAATGCGAGCATTCATCGCACGAAAGTACAAGACCCAGACAGAAGCAGCCAAGCATTGGGGATGCTCTAAAGCATTCGTGTCCTATGTGGTCAGCGGTGACCGCGAGCCGAACGAAAAGATGCTTAAAGATGCTGGCTTTGAAAAGGTCGAACGGCGCCCAGTCTACGTGAGGATTCGGAAATGAGGCAACCATTCGAAAAGCGCATTATCGTGCTGCGAGCAGAAGAACAGCGTCAGCGTGCATTGGCTTTGATCGGCAATCTTCCAATGGATGCCGATGAACCTTTACAGGTCGTTGTGAGCGATTACAAGCCGCCACGCAAGCCAGATCAGAATGCGCTTATGTGGGCCGGACCGCTCAAGGACATCTCAGAACAAGCATGGATTGACGGGAAGAAGTTCAGCGCTGAGGCGTGGGCAGAACTCTTTAAACGAGAATTTCTGCCTGAAGACTTCAATCCTGATTACTGCCGTGAGGGCTATCAGAAGTGGACATTTACTCCGAAAGGCGACCGCGTTCTAATCGGAAGTACAACGCTGCTCACGGTCAAAGGCTTTGCATGGTATTTGGAGCAAGTCTATGCCTTCGGAGCCAATCTAGGAGTTGAGTTTCACGCTAACCCAAATGAGGTGACAAAATGAAACACGATGCTCAAATTCTGGCGGCAGTCGGCCAATGGAAAGAACGCAGCAATCAACGACGCCTGGATGACGCGATCATGTCGAATATTCTCAATGATCCGCTTCTTCAGTCGATTGTTGCGAACTATGCGCTGATGGATCTGCGTGGCCGCACTACGTTGGCTCGATTGGCTCAGGCTTGCCCGAAGTCTGATAAGGAAATCTGATGGCGATGAAGAGGTCAATTATCCAGAGAAAAGCGCCTATGAAGCGTTCTGGCAAGCCTATGAAGGCATCTAAGCCAAAGATGACGCCGATCCGTAAGAGCGCTCGGCTACAGGAATGCACTCTACGCTTTCCATGCTGTAACTTTGATCCTGAAACTACGGTCTGGTGCCATTCGAATCATAGCCGGGATGGTAAAGGGGCCGGCCTGAAAGCTCGCGATGAAGAGGGTTGTTATGGATGCAGTGCCTGCCATGCGTGGCTCGATGGTGGTTATGCAGGCAAAATGCCGCGAAGCTTAGTGGATACATATTTCGATTTGGCCCGAATTACCAGCCAAGCGATTTTGAAACGGAAGGGACTTATTGCATGAAATTTAAGACGCTAGCTGGAGTTGAATACCAGATGGACTTGGAGGATGCTCTCCATTTTGTTGGCGTAGCTATAACAATGAGGTCCAATGGATATCTTGGCATCCAGTCTCACGATTGGCCCGGTGATGCTTATGTGCACAGGGAAATTTTGAAGGCTGGCCCGAAAGATATCGTGGATCATATCAACGGAGTCAAACTTGACCTGCGTCGAAGCAATCTCCGCGTATGCAGTCAGCAGCAAAACTCTTATAACGCCCGTCTTCGAAAGAACAATATAACCGGGGTCCGAGGTGTCTATTGGGACAATAAACGCATGAAATGGAGTGTACAGATAACAGCAAACAAGAAAACTCATAGTCTTGGTCGCTATGATGATTTTGAGGTTGCCTGTAATGTGCGATTTGACGCTGAGCGTCGTTTGCATGGCGACCATGCCGCTATTGATTGCGTCTTAGCTGGGGTGATCGGATGAGAGCCGCAAAGATCGACAGAAACCAGCCCGAAATCGTCCAAGCGCTGCGTTCAATGGGATGCAGCGTTCAGCATCTGCATTCTGTTGGTCAAGGTTGTCCTGACCTTCTGTGCGCGATTCAAGGACTTAACTTCCTAGTCGAAGTTAAGGATGGAATTCAGCCACCAAGTAAGCAAGCTCTGACATCAGATCAAGTGGATTGGCATAGTCAATGGCGAGCGCCAGTGCATGTTGTGAACAGCATTTATCAAGCTGTAGAGCTTGTGAAGAAACTGATAGGAGAAAGAGAATGATTGACCAAGGATTTACCGCTCGATTGCCAAAACAGTCTGATCAGAAATTGGACATTTGTCTGACCTGCAATGAGGTGATTATCCCTCCGAATTCTCTAGTCGGAACACTGACTTCGTGGTGTCGCTGCCCGAAGGTTTGCTTACCTGCCAGCTTATTCAAGGCCAAATCATGATGCAGCTAATCTACAACACTCTGCGCGGCTATCTTCCCTATACCAAAGATCGCCGCAACCAGGCTAAGCGCATCATTGGCTGGGCTATCGCGTTCTCGTGCTGGATTCCTTTGGTATGGGTATGGCTGGCCGTATCTGGATGCCATCATGCCTTCATGTCTCGCGAAGAAGTGGCCATTGAGAAGCTGAAATGTTCATCTCGCAACATGGGATTTGCCTTCCTATATGGGACAAATGGCTTCGCTGAAAGATATGGCCGAGATGGCGGTGAAGTAATCCGCGTCTTCTGCATCGACAAAGATGGAAGCTGGTATGCCTCAGAAGGTTTCAAGTAAACGTTAAGCAACGCTCCGTAAGATTTAACAAGTAAATGCTTGCGGGAATTAGTTACGAGAGCGATAATTTACGTGTTAGCGCGCAATGCGCTGATGCCTAAGCACCAGTCGAAAATCTTGGCAGACCGAGACTGGATTTACTGCAACGGATAGGGGCGCGTAGGGTGGGTGGGACATAGAAGTCCTCCCTGACCTTTCCGCAGGGTTCTGCCAAGAACCCACCCTACGCGCCTGGAAAGAACTATGTACTATTTCAAAATCCATGTTGGCGATTATGCAAAGAAGACAGGCCACCTGCCGCCGCTTGAGCATGGTATCTATCTGCTTATCCTTCATGCTTACTATGATCGCGAACTGGCACCAACATTGCTAGAAGCGACTCGTTGGGCTAGAGCGCGCACTGAAGACGAGAAACAGGCTGTGCTTGGAATCTTGGATGAGTTCTTTGTCTTCGATGGCGAACGTTACTCACAAGCTCGCGTGGAAGAAGAACTAGCCTCTTATCGCGGTCGTGCTGAAATCAATCGTCAGATCGCAATCGATAGGGAAAACAAAAAGAAAGCACGAAAAGAGCACGATTCGTGCACGAATGGTTCACCACAAGAGCACGAAAGTAGCACCACAGAGCAACCTAACCATAAACCACTAACCACTAACCATAAACCAATAGATAAAGTCAAAAGCACTGTCGAGCCTGACGGCCCGACCGCTCGGATTTTCGCCTATTGGCAGCAGATTATGGAAAAGCCACGCGCTCAGTTGGATGCTAAGCGCAAGAAAGCGATTGCTGGCAGGCTAAAGGATGGTTATACGCCAGAACAACTCTGCAAGGCGATTGACGGATGCAGGAAAGATCCATTCAGCATGGGTAAGAATGATCGGAGCACGCTTTACAACGACATTGAGCTGATCTGCCGTGATGGACCAAGGGTGGACAAGTTCATAGCCCATGCTGACAAGCCTAATGTGATCCCAGGCATTGACAGCCGGATGCAAAGACAGATCGATGCACTCAACGAATGGATGGCTCAACCATGACGACAAAGCAAGAACTCAGCAATGCAATCGCAGTCCTACAAGCCGAATATGCGGATATGGGCGAAGTAGTCGGTCCCCGTCTGGAAATGTGGTGGGAAGCGTTAAGAGCATTCCCTGATGGCGCCGTTATGGCTGCTGCAACTCAGCATCTGAAGTCGAGTCACTTCAAGCCACAACTTGCTGACATCGCAAAGCTTTGCGCCGCTCAGCTCGATGGGCAATGGCTCGGTGCGGATGAAGCCTGGGCATTGATGCCGAAGTCCGAGCATGAATCGGCCATGCTGACAGACGAGATTGCACAAGCTATCGCGGCTGCCACGCCGCTTATCGAAGCTGGCGACCGCGTAGCAGCTCGCATGGCGTTCAAGGACTGTTATACGCGCCTAGTCGATCGAGCCAAACTAGAAGGCCGCCAGCCGCGTTATTTTCCGTCGTACGGCACAGACCGTCACGGAGTCGTTTCTATGCTCGCCAAGGCCGTGCAGACGGGTCAGGTAAGCCTTAACGCGGCGTTGGAATGGAAGCCTGAATGCGCGACAGAGATTGTAAAGATGGCTGGCGTCAAGAATCACCCATTGCTAGCTGGCCCGAGCGAGCAAGGAAAAGCTGCCGTGAAAGCATTGCTTGCTGATTTGAGGGCTGTGAAATGAGCTATCAACTCAAATATGAGGCTGAAGCGAAATATCCAACTCAGACCACGAATGGATGCGATTACAAAGCATGGGCCAAACGAATTGTTTATCGCGCTGAGCGCCGCGATAAAAGCTTACTCTGGGTGCAAATCCTTTTTGCATACCAAGCGCTTGATATGGGAGTTCCAAAGATCGAAGCACAATAACCTGAAGGAGAAGAACACCAATGAGAAACTTCCTTGACCATCTAAACGGCATGCAAGCAGACCAGATTATCGCCTGGACGTTCATTTGCAGCTTGCCACTTATCGGAGCCTTTGCGCTGAAGCAGATCATTACATCGGCATGCGAACTTTATGGAACATTGGCTGATCGACGCGCACAGAATGGAGAGAAGAAATGAACCAGGGCAAATACAAAGGCGCTGGCATCGGCTATGCGCGGATGAATGCAATCATGGCTCATCTTCGGCGCGAAGATCTGACATGTGAGGAAGTAGCTCAAGCAATTCACATGGAACACAATCAGACGCGGAAGTACATGAAGCATCTATGCGACTGCGGAAAACTGACATTCACACAGATGGACCATCAAACGCCGCGGATCTACAGCATTCTGCCTGACGCGACTGATTTCTATGTTCCTAAGCCGATTAATCCGCCAGAGGCATCGAGGGCAACGGGAAAGAAGATCGGGCGACCAGCAAATCAACCTGGCGCTATTGGGAAATATGAGAAGGGTGAACAGCGAAGGATTTCAGTCCTGCCGGCACGAAATGAAGGAAAGAAACGTGATCCATTGGTTGCAGCATTGTTTGGGGAGGCGGCATGAACAAACCACATAAGCACGCTTATTTCATAAAGGCTTGGGCCGAAGGGAAAGAGATTGAATGGCGTGATCCACGGATTGTCCTAACAAGTTCCCCCCCTCAGCATGATCGATGGAAGCCATTCAGTGGACAGTGGCATGATGTTTTGGAATATCGAATCAAGCCTGATGAAGCAAAATTTCCATCTTCCAAGATGACCAATCAGCAGCTGAAAAAGGCTTTCCATGCAGCCAGTGGTGAGACTGAAAAGGGATGGCGTGGAATCGCCGATGCTGCAATCCGTCATGGGATCGAGAATGGATATCTCGTCGCGGTTCCTACTAACTACATTGAACAACTGAAGTTCGTCGGGAGGGCGCCACATGAATGACATTGGCGATGTGCTCATATTCCTAGGTGCAGCTTTTATTGGCGGCATTGCGGGGATTTATGTGACCGATTTCATCTTCGATCTTTTGGGGCTATAGCATGATTGATGAACTTGAGAAGAAGCAAAGCGAGATGCCTAGCGCATTTCCTAATGGAAATCTGTTTCCTGGCAATCGAGGGCTGACTATGCGGGATGCTTTCGCAATGAATGCGCCACTTACGCTTGAACATTTGGCGGATGCATGCTTTGCTAGGGACATTCGATTTGAGCTTCAAAGGATGTGGCAAGATCTTGATTCAGATCTTTTCCATAGGCATGCAGAACTTTGCTACAAATGGGCTGATGCAATGATGCTCGCAAGAGAGAAATCATGATAGACTGAAGTCCTCTCACCGCTGGAACTCTGGGCAACCAGCGATTCACTCCCGTAAGGAGTGGCTACACGCATGCTGATTCTTGAAATCAATTGGCGCCTCCGCCAGTATTTCCCAACAAGGGAGTCAGCAGTCGTATGGTGAATTGGCTGAGAGGCCGAAGGCAGCGGTTTGCTAAACCGTCCAATCGAAAGGTTGCGCAGGTTCGAATCCTGCATTCACCGCCAGTTTCAATGCGTCATTGGCCGAGAGGATGAGGCATCGGAATTCTAGTCCGATAAACGGGCGTTCGAATCGCTCATGACGCGCTCTCTTGCATTGCCATTCAACAAGCACTACACTAACTCCAGATTCATCTTCTCTCTGAAGGCTTAGCCAGATACCAGCCCTGGCAGCGATCTTAAAGCCCGGCGCCCTGCCGGGTTCTTTTTATGGAGAAATCATGGCTAAGCTGACTACCTCTTCGCGTAAAGCGCTTCCTAAATCTGAATTCGCAGGCCCTGGTAAGTCTTATCCCGTCCCTGATCGCAGCCACGCGGCCAATGCAAAAGCACGCGCCTCGCAGCAATACAATGCTGGCAACCTGAGTAAATCCGCCATGCAGAAAATCGATGCAAAGGCAAACAAAGTCCTCAAAAAAGGCAAATGATATGCCTTACACAGCCAAGCAGAACAAACTGTTCCGAGCTGCGGCTCATGATCCGAAGATCGCTAAGAGCGCAGGCATCCCGCAAGCGACTGCCAAGAAGCTAGCTGCTGAAGGCGTCAAAAAGCCTCAGAAGAAGTCGAAATAAGCTTGCTACCAAGAGGTAAGCCCTATAGCATTGCCTCATCAATTGATCCGCCGTGATGGCGCTCATAGGAAGGCAAGACCATGACGGAATACGTCACAAGTACTAAGAGTGATATCCTCGCAGATATCTCATTAGGTTTATACGGTGGCACAGCACCAGGCGCGATTATCCGTCGAGTAACTGGATTGGGCCAAGTAACCATTGCAGGCTCTGGCGTAGCAGCTAATGATATCTGGCCCAATGGCGGCATTTACCCATGGGTGACTGGTGGTGCTGCAATCGCCATGGAATTTGTTTCCACGAGCGCAAATGATACTGCTGCGGGAACTGGCGCACAGACTGTTACAGTCAATGGCCTTGACTTCGCAGGCAATGAAATCTCCGAGACGAAAGCCACGAATGGCACTACTGCTGTCGCGCTGACCAATCTCTATTATCGGATCAATTCTGTCGGCCTAGGCGCTGTTGGCTCTGGTCTGCGCAATGCTGGCACGATCAGCGTAAGGGATGCTGGAGGCGGTACAGTTCGATCGGTTATCCCAATCTCTAGCGTTGCAGATCTGTCGCCAGGAGTAAGCAAGGGAAGCCAATATACGGTTCCTGCTGGTCATTCGCTGTTGATCTACGATATCGACCTGCAGCTAAACGGATCAGCCGGTGGAGCGGCGCGTGGTGCTGACTGCCTTCTATATTTCAGGGGGTCAGCAGCTACAGCACCAGTTCGGATGCCTCGTGCTCTTTCTGCAACTGACACGCAAGCAAAGAATCTCGATCCCAAGACACGTATCCTAGTTACTGCAGGAACTGACTTTCAACTGCGATGCAGTTATACTAGCAATACAAACGTTATTCTCAGCGGCTCATGGGAGGGCATTCTCTTCCGCCGCATTCCATAAAACTTACATGAGGCCGGATAATTGCGTAATGCGAACCCGGAAACTGTATGCCTGCAGGCGCTCCAAAAGGTAACAAAAACTCTAGTCAATCCAATCGGTTATGGACGGATACAATTCGTCGTGCATTAGTGCAATCTGATGCTAAAAAACTGCGTGCAATCGCAGAAAAACTCATCGATATGGCCGAAGAGGGCAATATTATGGCTATCCGCGAGATTGGTGATCGGATGGATGGCAAAGCGGCTCAGATGATTCTGGGACCGGGCGATGATGGCGAGCACACCGTCAATTCGAATATCACAGTGAACTTCGTTCGGGCAAAAGCCAAGAAATGAGCGAAGTCAGCATTCCAGAGATCTTTGCTCCGCTCTTCGAGCCGAAGCGCTACAAGATTCTTCACGGTGGCCGAGGCTCAGGCAAGAGCGTCAACGTGGTCAAAGCACTCTTGATCATGGGAATGCAGAACAAGCTTCGCATTCTCTGCACGCGTGAAGTTCAAAAGTCCATCAAGGATTCCGTTAAAGCCCTGCTAGATGACGAAATCGAGGCAATGGGCTTTAGTTCGTTCTACGAATCGCTAGAGAAAGAGATTCGCGGAAAGAATGGGACACTGTTCGTTTTCGCTGGACTAGCTAGTCATACTGTCGAATCCATCAAGTCATTCGCTAACTGCGATATCTGCTGGGTGGAAGAGGGCCAGTCTGTTTCTAAACGATCTTGGGACGTTCTGACGCCAACCATTCGTAAGGATGGCTCGGAGATTTGGGTAACGTTCAATCCCGAATTGGAAAGCGATGAGACTTATCAGCGCTTTGTCCTGAATCCTCCAGAGAACTCTGTCATCATCCAGGTCAACTACGATCAGAATCCATTTTTCACAGATATCCTAGAAGCAGAGCGTCTGGATACGCTTCGTCGCGATCCCAAAGGCTATGCGCAGATTTGGGAAGGTAAATGTCTACCGGCTGTCGCTGGCGCCATCTATTACGATGAGGTGGCCTCTGCAGAGGAAAGCAAGCGAATCCGTGATGTCCCATACGACCCAATGCTCAAAGTCCAGGTTGTATTCGACTTGGGCTGGAATGATGCAATGGCCATTTCGCTAGTTCAGAAGCAATCTTCCGAGCTGCGCGTCATTGAATACATCGAGGATTCGCACAAAACGCTTGACCACTACTCAGCAGAACTTCGGAAGAAGAATCTGAATTGGGGCAAAGTCTATCTGCCGCATGATGGACGCAATAAGGACTTCAAGACAGGCAAGAGTGCCCAGGAAATCATGGAAGCGCTTGGATGGGAAGTTGAAATCACGCCTAATATCCCGATTGAAGACGGTATCCGGCTTGTTCGCATGACTTTCCCAAGGATGTACATCGATAAAGAGAAATGCGAGCGTCTGGTTCAATGTGCCAAGCGTTACCGTCGGTCGATCAATCAACAGACGAATGAGCCTGGTGGCCCGCTTCACGATGAATGGAGCCATGGTGCGGATAATTTGCGCTACATCTGCGTGAATGCTGACTCCATGAGCAATGAAACATGGGGCGGAACGCTTAACATTCCTCGGCTATCTTATGCATAAGATCAAAGTCCCATATTCCATTAATACGCGATTCCCTGGCATAACCTGTCTCATGGAGGCGCGACACAACGGGAAAAGATGCCAAGTTTTGAAGATTTCTGGCAATATTGCGCTAATCAGAGCTGAAGATCAGAACGAGCATGAGCATGATTTCGTGCCAATTTCGTGGCTACATGAAATAATGGATGCGGATTAATATTTCGTAGTAGAATCGCGAGAAATGTAACTTTCACATGGGCACCGCTGCGAAGCGTCCTCATTAAACATGGCCACTAAACAACCACGCCTGTCCGAAGACGATCTGATTGCTCTCATTGATATGGAAGCGAATCAGTCTTATGGCTACGGCGAAGGCCAGCTTGAGGCAGAACGCGCACGAAATGAAGCTTACTTCTTCGCTCGCCCGATTGGTGATCTCTCGCCTCCTGATATCGATGGGCGTTCGCGTGTGGTGGATACAACTGTTCGCGATACTGTTCTCGGCATGGAAGCGCCGCTCATCAAGACATTCTGCGGGACAGAAAACGTCTTTGAGTTCGAGGAAACCAAGCCACAGGATGCCGAACAGGCGCCATTAGTCTCCGATTACGTCAACTACCTGTTGCGAAAGCGCAACCCTGGCTATCAGGTCATCAGTACCTGGATTCGTGACGCTCTGCAGGTCAAGAAAGGCATCGTAAAAGTCTGGTGGGATGACTCACTGATCGAGACGAAAGAGGAATATCGCGGCCAGACCATTGAGCAGATCACAATCTTGCTGGATGATCCTGAGATTGAGATTGTCGCTCAGAAGTCATATGACGATGAAGAGGCTGTTAAACAGCGCGATAAGGTTGTTCAGCAATTGACGCAGACGCTTCAGCAGGCCCAGCAGATTGGCGTTCAGGATCAGGAAGACGCTCAAGCTGTCCAGCAACTTCAGCAACAACTCCAGCAGGTTCAGGCTCAGCCAGTTCCAAAGCTTTATGACGTTACTTGCAAGCGCGTCAAAGACGGCGGAAAACTATGCATCGAGAATGTGCCGCCTTGGGAATTCATCGCCAGTAAGCAAACTCTGCGTCTGCAAGAGTCGCCATTCTGTGCGCATCGCTTCCGTCGAAGCGTAAGCTACCTGAAGTCTTGCGGCTATCAAGTCCCTGATAACCTGCCAAGCGATGTCGATATCTCTGAAAACAATGTCGACCGCATCGAAGCAGATCAGTTCAAACATGATTTGTTCCAGAACTCTCAGCGATATGAGACTTCTGACCCGGCATCGCGTGAAGTCTGGTTGCTTGAGGCTTATGTCAAAGTAGATTGGGACGGCGATGGTATCCAGGAATGGCGCAAGGTTCTGAAGGCTGGTAATCACATCTTCTCCAATGAAGAATGTGACGGCCATCCTTTCGTTGATCTTGGCTCGATCCCTTTACCTCACCAGTTCTATGGTTTGTGCCCCGCTGATTTGGCTATTGAGCCTCAGCGCGTGCGTACAGCTCTGCTTCGTGCTGCTCTCGACAATACCTACCTGCAGACGAATGGTCGTTACTTCGCTGTAGGCGATCAGGTTAATCTCGATGATCTGCTGAACTCTACGCCTGGGGGCGTGGTGCGCGTGAAGTCGCCTACCGCTGTCGGACGCCTGGATCAAGGTACAGGGGATATCGGAACTGCTCTGCAACTTCTGGAATGGCATCAACAGGCAGCAGAAGAGGCTACCGGCTGGACTCGACAGACACAAGGTGGCAATGGATTGCAGCTTCAGCAAACAGCTACGCAAGCGAACATCATTACCAACCGGGCCGATTCGCGTATCGAGTTGATCAGCCGTCACATGGCTGAGACTGGCTTTACTGATTTGGGCAACAAAATCCTGAAACTGGTCACTCAGTATCAGAACAAGGCAGAACAGATCAAGCTCAATGGCAAGTGGGTAACGATTGATCCTCGCGAATGGACAAACCAGTTCTCGCTGACGATCAATGTCGGGTTGGGAACTGGCAACAAAGATCAATTGGTCAATCATCTTGCATTACTGAGCCAGAAGCAGGCTGAAGGTCTGCAACTTGGCATCAGTACGCCTCAGAATCTATTCAATGCCAATGTGAAACTCGCAGAAGCACTTGGATTCAAGGATGCTAGCCAGTTCTTCAGTGACCCAGCGCAGCAGCCGCCTAAGCCGCCTGCGCCAGACCCGAATATGCAGAAGCTGCAATTCGATCAGCAGCGATTCGCTCAGGAACTGCAGTTCAAACAGCAGAACGCAGAACTCGATCGCCAAGCCCAAATCGCTGAGGCGAACATCAAAGCCAATGCTCAGATGGAAGTTGATCGCAATCGTCAGCAATTGGAAGCAGAACAGCAGGCATTGCGTGTACGTCAGCAGGCCGAACTCGATGCTCAACAAGCAGCTTACGCACATGAGCAGGAATTGCAGCGCTTGGATATCGAACGTCAACGCATTGCAGCAGATACATACAAGGCTGATTTGGATGCACAGACCAAGATCGTTGCCGCGCAGATCAGCGCGAAACAGATCAACGATCCAACCCTGCAAGCAGCAGAAGATAACGCCAATTTGGGATCAGCACAATGAAATCGCCAGAACAACGCATTTATGACGCTGACCAGGCTCGATTAGTGCTTGAGAATCCGGCATTTGAGCAGGCGCTTGCAGATATCAAACAGGAGATTACCGAATCATGGACGAACAGCCCCGCAAGGGACCAGGAAGGCCGCGAAAAGCTATTTCAGCTACTGAAGTTGGCGGACAAATTGGAAGTGACGCTTCGCACGAGCCTGGAGACGGGCCGATTGGCGAAGGAAGGATTGAAACATCAGCAGACGCTGAAGGATCGAGCCAAACAAACTTTGGGCTGGTGAGTTTTGATGAGCTAGTTTCGATCGCTCATGCTGAAGACGGCCATGTAGTACGCATTTGGCATCCTGAGGCGAAAGTTCATCTGATCCATGCAAAGAATGGATCGGGCATTGAAGTGAAGCAAGGCAAAGCTGCATACCAGTTGACCACTGGTGAAGTAATCGAAGTTTAACCAAAGCTGTTCGGATAATCCCGTGAGGGAACCCGAGAAAGGTAATCATGAATAGGTATCTGAAGGCAATTCTGGCTCGCGGCAAGGTTTATCGCGATGGCGCTACTGAAGCTGGTGATGGCGGTATGAGCGGGGCTATGGCTTCGTTCGCATCCTATCTCGGTGGTGGTGATCCGTCTCCTGCACAAGCTGAACCGCCTAAAGAAGAATCGCCAGAAGCTGCTGCGGAGCGTCTTGTTTCGGAAGAAGCAAACGCCAACCAAAATCAGCAGAAAGATGGCGAGCAACAGGCTAGCCAGGAAGCTCAGGCGCCTGCCGATGAGGCAGTAACGTTTGAAGTCGATGGTAAGCCAGTCACTTTGACCAAGACTGAACTGGCAGAACTGCACAAGAGCGGTCTGCGTCAAAAGGACTATACGCAAAAGACTCAGGAAGTAGCAGAAACTCGCAAGGCTGCTGAGTCGGAGATTCAAAAAGCAAAGACCGAGCGTGATGTTTATGCGCAGAACCTGCAGCAAATCCTGATGGTAAATCAGCACGTTGAGCAGCAGCAGACGCCATGGACGCAAGACATGATTGAATCCGACCCTGTCGGCTATCTCGTCTACACGCAAGGCAAAGAAGCACGCCAGCAGCAATCCCAGGCAGCATATCAGGAACTGCAGCGCATTAATCAGGAGCATCAGCAGGAACGAGAGCAATCTCACCGCCAATACCTTCAGAACCAGCACCAAGCGTTGCTTGACAAGCTGCCTGAGTGGAAAGATGCGGCGAAGATGAAAGCAGGTCTTGAGACACTTGAGACTTTCATGGGCGAGCGCGGATTCAATGCGAATGATGGCCCCATGGTGCTTGATGCTCGCGTAATGCTGCTTGCTAATGACGCCATGAAATACCGTGACTTGCTGGCCCGCGCTGCGACTGCGGGTAAGAAAGTCAACGCTGCGCCTACTAAGGTAGAGCGCCCTGGTGTCGCGGAAGTAAAACCAACTGATGGCCGTACGGCAGCAATGAAGAACTTGGCACGTTCCGGTTCTCTCGATGACGCAGCGGCAGCGTTTCTACAAGTTCTGCGCTAAAGCGCAAAGGAGATTGCAATGACTGCACCAACCAATACTTTCCTCACGACCGCCGCGATTGGTAATCGTGAGGACTTGACCGATGTTATTTACAACATCGCTCCAACTGAAACGCCATTCTTCAGCATGATCGCTAAAGGCAAAGCTACTGCGACTCTGCATGAATGGCAAACCCAAGACCTGGCTGCTGCTGCCAACAACGAACAGGCTGAAGGCGATGACGCTGTAGCCGTGGCTGTTACGCCAACTGTTCGTCTGGGTAACCGCACTCAGATTTCGTCCAAAACCGTGTCGGTTGCCGGCACTCAGGAATCGGTGGACAAAGCTGGCCGTGATTCTGAAATGGCTTACCAGATGGCGTTGAAGTCGAAAGAGCTGAAGCGTGACATTGAGGTAGGTCTGACTCAGAACAACGTCACCGCTACTGCTCCGCGTCGTTCTCGTGGCCTGGTGGGTTGGGCTGTAGCTGCCAACACTAACGCAGGTGCTGGCTATGTGGCTCCGAACTTCATCACCAACGTTGCTCAGACTGACGGTACCCAGCGTGCTTTCACTGAAGCTCTGCTGAAAGATGTAGCGCAGAAGGTCTACACCAGCGGTGGCAATCCTAACGTGATCATGCTCGGCCCGCTGGCTAAGCAGACTTTCTCGACCTTCACTGGCAATGCGACTCGCTTTGACAAGGCTGAAGACAAGGAAGTTACCGCAGCGGTTGACGTTTATGTGAGCGACTTCGGAACGCTGAAGGCCGTTCCTAACCGCTTCCAACGCGCTCGCGATGTATGGGTGCTGGATACGTCGCTGTGGGCCGTTTCCTGGCTACGTCCGATCACCTCTTGGGAACTGGCGAAGACTGGCGATAGCATCCGCCGTCAACTGTTGGGCGAGTATACGCTTGAAGCTCGCAATCCGAATGGTAATGGCCTGATCGCCGATATCCTGTAATTAATCTGTTCGGGGCTTCGGCCCCGACTAATAAAGGAGGACATTATGGGAACAAATATAGTACAGCGTTCTGATGGCGGCATGGCATTTGTCGAAGACGATACTTCGTCGGAGATCTTCAAAGTTGGCGGCACTGGTGCTGCCAATATGAAGATTGCTAAGGTTGCCATGAATGGCGTTGCTTCTACTTCTGGCGGCGGCTTGCTTGCATGGGCTAATCCAGAAAACAGCGCGATCATCATTGACCGTATTGAGGTAGACGTTCTGACGAAATCGACTGGTGCGGCAAACGTAAGCATCGGTACAGCAGCCAATGGCACAACTTCCAGTGCGAATCTGATCGATACTTATGCGATTGGTGGTACTGAAAAAGTGGTCAATAACATTGACGACAAAGGTGCTAACGGCAAGTCTGTTCAGAAAATGACGACTTCTCAGTTCGTGACTGCGACGGGTTCTGCTACTACTGCAGGCTTGGTGTCGAACATCTACATTCACTACTATCTGATCTGATCAGCATGGCAGCCCTTCGGGGCTGTCTTTTAGCAAAGGATAAACTATGTACCGCTCCACAAATACCAGTAGCGTGATGATCACTGCAACCGGTGTGAATATCACGACTGGCGCTGCTTCGGCATCGTCTGCGCTGCCCAATGCTTCCAGTGGTGAAGTGGCGCGCTATTACCGTTTTACTTGCACGGCAAATGCTCATGTTCGTATTGGCCCGGTTGGTCTGACTGCGCTATCTACTGATGCAATGGTTGTGCCTGGCGAATCTCTGATTCTGGAATGCCCACGTGGTTATACCAATGTGGCAGCTATTCAGGACTCGGCAGCAGGTACGGTCAACGTTGTTCCTCTGGAAGACTGTTAGGAGAACACATGAAAAAGATCATCGCACTTGGTTTGCTGATTGCTGCTAGCGTATCCGCGCAGGCGCAGACTGCCTACGCCTGGCGACTTGATCAACGTAACGCGGCAAATACTGCTTATCTGAGCAAGTTTATGCCGCCTGATACCACTGTGGCTTGCATGGCCTCGATGGATTCCATTTCCGCTGGTGCTACGCCAAGCTGTTTGAAACTGAGCGGTGCTTTCGTAATCTCCGGTGGCGTTATTGACGTACCTGTGACAACTGGTCCGCAAGGTCCGCAGGGTATACAAGGCATTCAAGGTATTCAGGGGCCACAAGGAAACACGGGCAATCAAGGCATTCAAGGCTCGCAGGGTAATCAAGGCGTGGCCGGTGATAGCGCATATCAAGTCGCCGTCAATAATGGCTTCTCTGGCACTCAGCCGCAATGGCTGACTTCCCTGATCGGACCACAAGGCCCACAAGGTCCGGCAGGCACATCGCCGACTCGCAGCTTTAGTTATATGACTCGCTCACTGAATACTTGTTTCCAAGTGAGTTCCACACGTGATGCATGGGTTGTTTATGCGGTTGATATTGCCACTCAATCGACGTTGGCAAGCGGTCAAGCAGGCACCGTTTATCTGCGCACATACAGCAATAGTGGATGCACGACAGGGACACAGGAAATCATGCGTTTCGCTAGTAGCTTGACTCAGGCTTTGGGACTGACCGTGACATTGAACATGAGCGGCACTGGTACTCT